CAGATAGGTATCGGTGATGCGCTGGCGCAGGGTCAGATTCTCCAGCGGCGGAACAGGGGTGTAGTCGTAATCGATATACAGTTTCCCCGCTTTGAGGGTCGACACGTCATTCGATTCCGGGTCATACCAGCAGGAGCCGTCAACGATGTAGCCGTTGGTTTTCAACTCACGGAATTTGGCATTGATACCGGAAATGATGTCGCGAATAAGCGTTGGGGTAATGGGTTTATCCATCGCCCATGCGTGCGCTTCCGCCATGGTGTCGGCCAGTACCTGCGCGGTACGGGTGTAGTTTTCAAACAGGAATAACGGATCGTCAGAGCAGGTACGGTTGCCCCAGAATTTGAAACCGTCATTGCGAATCAGCGTAGTCACGCCCACCTGGTTAAGCAGGTTGGCATCGGTGGCCTGTTCCTGCAGGTCCCAGGAGACAGAAGCGCTCACCCCGGTGACGCCGTTAACACCGACGTTGGACAGGGTTTTATGCCAGCCGGTAGTCTGATCAATCTTGGCGCGCAGACCAAGTGCGCGTGCGGTCGCCCAGGCCGTTTTGGTGGCGTTCGTCGTGGTATCCCACGCCAGGAAATCCGGGTGAATAACCATCAGCTCACGCTGGCTGAAGTTTTTGCGATAGTTGATCGCCTCAGGAATGGTTTTACAGCCCCATGCGCTGACATAGCCAAACGCACGCAGGCTCTGGCACGTCGCTGCCAGCGCGGTCGCCACTTCCTGCGAATCCAGCCCCGGTACGCCGAGAATGCGTGGTTTAACGCCGGTCACCGTTTTCGCGGTGAGAAGTGCCTTCAGGCCGGTGTATTTGCCGTTTTCGTCGGTGGTACCGATAATGTTAGAAATGGTTTCTTTCTGTGCGGCTTCCGGGTCGTCCGGGTTATCGACACCTTCGGCCACGCGAACAACAACGACAACCGGTTTACACTGATCGGCAATCGCCTGAAGGGAAGCGGACAGCGTGCCTGTTTTCCCGGCTTTCGCAATCGCGGATTGTACATTGGTAATGAGCACAGGCTCGTTAAGAGGGAATGTCTGTTCGTCAGCATCGCTGGCCGTACAGACCATACCGATGATTGCCGTCGAGACGGTGGAAATGGTGCGTGTGCCATCGTTGATTTCGATGACTTCCACGCCGTGGTGATAGTCGCCCATCCGTTTAACTCCGTGGTTTAGTGGTGAGGGTATTTTCTGTGGAGCGCGCGATGGATGCGACGTATTGGGGTTGGGGAAAGGATTACACAACAAACGAAAAGCCCTCCGGGAGGAGGGCTTGGGGTCAGGCCGGGCGTTCTGGCCATTGAATATCTGGCGCTTTGCTGAGATCCAGTCTGTTTAACATTACGCGGTAACGCTTCCAGAGCGAGAGCACAGCCCTTTCATCTTCAGTGGCAATATCGAGTTCATCAGCATCCTGCAATGGTGCAATTGCATTTGATGCTTCGTTCAGCCGATTTTGTCTTTCCAACTTCGCAACTGCATAATGATCTACCGGTGCAAGAGTGATTTTCTCACCATCAAAAAGCCATTCGCCATTAATACTGAATTTTTCCGGAATTGCTTCTTTTTCAATTTCAGCTATCGACATATTAACAGGCCAGAGTGCCGAAATGTCATAATCTGCTGAGCGAATAATCCCGTCGGAGGAGTAAACAATTTTTAGTTTGTCCTTATTAAATTCCTTTTGTGCATCATACCAGTCATGACCGCTCTCATCTTTCAAGAATGAAACGCCCAGTGATAATAGTTCCGCCACCTCATAACTCTCATCAGGAACATAGGAAGTTAAGTTTTTTAAAATGAACATAATATCTCTCTAAGCTGAGGTTGCTGTATACCAGACACCGTTAATCATATATTGCATAGCTCGATAATAGATATTCAGGTTAACAGTGTAGTTACCAGTACCATAAACACCTGTCAGCACAATTCCGTTTCCGTAGTTCAGATTGCTGTTACCTATCGGCCCTGAGTTAGTCACACTTCCGAGCCGTGTCTGGGTGACAAATTTTGCATTCGCTTCAGTTTTAGCTATGTAACCCGCATCTGTTTGCGCCTTTGTGTAATAGCGAGCATCGAAACTTGAGTAATCGGAAAGTGTCAAACGGCCCATTGTTACGTAGCCGTTGGCGAGGTTTACTACAAACGGACGAAGCGAGTTAAAACTGCCGGTCGAATCACCGCTGTTTGTAAGCATCAAATAAAGGTTGCCGCCATCGTTACGCCAGAAAGTGCCATAATTGCCGTAAGCGATACGTAAGCCGTTTGCGCTTTTCGAAACAATCTCCCCGGATGCGATAATCCCGCCCCCGAAGCCTGCACTGCCATTAAACTGAAACGTAATTGAACCGTCTGTATTTCGCTGCGAATAATAGTGATACCCAGCATCATCCCCTAACTCAACGACTGTCGGACGACCAGAAGCCCCCCACAGACGTAAATTTGCATTTTTATCTGATGTGCCTGAGGAAAAAAGACCTATTTTTTTACTGCTTCCTGAATAAATTGCACCAGATTGCGATGTGATATTTCCACGGAAACGCCCCCCCGTAGAGGTGTTAATTACAAATTCTTCTTGCGCATCGGTATTTCCCGTTGCCAAACGATACTCCCCTCCTTGAGTAGTTTCATGCCAAATAGTATCGCCAGAGCCACCTCGAAATTTTCTAAGAAAGTTTTTAACTCCTGTAGTGCCTGTCGCCAGTGCCGTGTAATTATATACCCCTTGCTGAACAGAATCTTGGATAAGTGTACCTGACATTATGTCGCCTGATTTTGCGACAGCACCAATGTCATCCGGCCCTGGCTTATTTGCAGCGTCATATTGCTTAGCCCATCCCGACCACACCCCAGCATATAACGTGCGAATGTATGAGCGGGAATTATTATAAATACGGTAAATCTGTGTAATACCTGCATGCTTATAAACTTCAAGCGAGCCAGCATTGGCCTCGGGATAATTTTTACCTGTCTGTGCCTGCGCGTTTGCTGGCTGGTAGTACAGCCCCGGTGTCGTGTAGGCATTCAAATCGGCGGCATTACCAATACCAAAAGCCTGACCATTAAAAATATCCTGCGCGCTGATATTAAAATCCTCAGTCAACGCATGACCATTAATCTTGCGTCCTGACGGCACGCGCCCGTTGGCATTATCATTCGCGGCCTTAACTGCTCTCGACGTTGCGGCAAGTGTCTCAGATGTACTGTCAATCGCACTGCTGAGCTGGACAAGCCCCTTGCGCGCCGTAGTGGCATCCACCGCGGTGTACTTGGCGTTTGCCAGATCGTACGCAGTCTTCACCGCCTTCGGCGTTGCCGCCAGCACCTCAGACACACTGTCAGTGGCGCTACTCAGTTGAACAATCCCCTTACGCGCCGTGGTTGCATCCGCTGCGGTATACTTCCCGTTCGCCAGGTCGTACGCCGCCTTCACCGCTTTCGGCGTTGCGGCAAGCACCTCAGACGTGCTGTCGGTGGCACTGCTTAACTGGGTAAAGCCCTTTGCGGTCAGCGTGGCGTCCGGATGGCGGCGCGACTGCTCATGCTCCGTCAGCTTCCCGTCGACGTATTCCTGCGTGGCCATTACCGTTGAGGTGTCAATCGTCAACTCGACGGAGGAAATATCGCTCACCATGATAACCATGCGAAGCGTCTGCGCGCGTCCTGACCCCTCCTCCAGCGCGGGCTTATAGCTTTCAGCCATATTCCCGACGGCAATCAGCGTCCCGGTATCGTCATAAAGGCCCATCTCACGCATCCAGAAACCGCCCACTTCTGGCGGGATCAGCAGCTCCGCCACAACGTAGTTTTTGTTCTTCTTGTCCTGGCTGATTTTGTTCAGCGCGTGGCGCCAGACTTCATTCACCAGCTTTGTCTGGCTGGCATCCGGAACGGGCAACGCACCGTCGCCGTCGCCGACCGCCATTGCGGTGAAGTTCACTTTCTTCCCATTGGGGACGGTTGCTGCAGCCAGTTTTTCTGCACCGGCTTTGGTGATAACCGTTTTAAATTTCACTGTCATTATGCTCTCACTTATCCGGGGTAAACCGTAATGATGTCGCCGTCATAGCTCAGGGCACCGGTAAAGAGATAACCCGGGATGTCCTGGATGATATTCAGGCCGATAAGGTGGCGGCTGGCAGGCTTCGCATCAGCGATAAGCCTTTCCATCTCGTAATACATTTCCTCGGTGATACCGGTGTCTAATACGCCGATATCAAGGCGGAAGGTGCCGGGCGGATCGTTGGTTTGCCACCACTCGGTGACGTTAATCAGATAACCAAGCGGCTCCACGACGCGGCGCACGGCGCCGATGGTTCCCTTATGGGCATGGATAAACCACGCCGCGCGGATCACGTCCCGTTTGGTGGCCTCCGGCCAGTTCTCGTCCCAGCGATCGACCGAAAACGCCCATGCCAGCCACGGCAGCAAATTCGCCGGGCAGGTATCCGCGCTCCAGAGATGGCGCAGCGGTACCGGCGTTTTTTCTATCTCCGCACAGGCGCGCGCGGCCGCCACCTCAAGAGACGACGATCCAACCGGTAAAAGACGGGTATCACTCATCGCTTCCCCCCACGGTTACGCTGTACTGGCTACACCATGAGGCCTGAGTTTCATCGAGCACGATATCGGCTGCCGGAGCGGTCAGCTCCACGCGCTGCACTCCTTCAACGTGAAGAGCGGCGTAAATGGCAGACTTGCGAATATCGCGTCCCAGCCGATGCTGCGCCGTGATATAGGCCTGCAGCCGGGCTCTGGCCGCGTTGAGCACCGGTTCGCTTTCCGGGCCAGGGAAGAGGAACAGCGAGGCCGCAATGGTGTAGTCGACAATTTTGGCCGACTGGACGGTCACGCGATCGGCGACTGGCCTGACGTCCTCATCGTTCAGCGCATTGCGAACGAGGGTAAGCAGCTCTTCAGACGCCACGCCGTTATTCTCCCGGGAGAGCACGGAAACCGTGACGTTCGCGGGCTGAGGGCTTATCACGGAAATATCCGCCACCCGACCATCCGCGCTGCGGCCATGGAACTGATAAGCGCCAGTCGAACCGGCCACGCTCAGCCCTTCCGGTGCCTGCTGGATACGCAGACGAAAGTCGGTATCAGACTCCATCACAGCCGGCGTGGGCGGAAAGGTCGTGTCGTCGGCAGGCGTAATCACCAGACGCTGAAGGTTAGCGTTTGCCCCAATCTGGTCGAGATCGCTGCCGGCGGCGTAGGCCAGCATGACCGCTCGCGCGGCCTCGTTGACGCGCTGGCGCCAGATAACTTCCCGATACGCGTTTTCCTGCAGCAGCTTCACAATCGGCTCTGACTCCAGGGTCAGCGTGCGTGCGATAGCCTCTTGCTCCGCCTCAGGAAAGAGTGAGACAAAGGTGGCCTTTCGTTCTGCCAGCAGCGTTTCATAATCCACCTCCTCCACGACATCAGGCGCGGCGAGCTGGCTCAGATCAACAATAGCCATAGCGTTTAACTCAGTGAAATGGTGAGAGAAAAAGAGCGATCGGAAGCCGGTCGCGTGCCGGTGATATCGACATACAGCGTCCCGTCACTCTCCGAGCGTTCGAAAGCAATCGCCGTCAGGCTGATCCGCGGTTCCCATTTCTGGATCGCGGAATAACATGCGGCCATAATCTGCAGGCGCAGCGCCGGACTCTGGGGCCTGTCGATCATCGCCGCCAGCAAGGAGCCGTACTCCCGGCGCATAACACGTGAGCCAACTGGCGTAACCAGAATGTCACGCACGCTTTGCCTGATGTGTTCCGCCTCTGAAATGCTGAGCCCGGTCTGACTGTTCATTCCCGTGTAGCGCACCGTCATTGCGTCCCCTTAGTCCAGCTCCCGCCGCTTTGCACACTGCCGTGGGCATGGTTGTCCACTTGCACCCCATTGGAGGTGAATTTACCGCCGGAATGTTCAATATTTCCGGCCATCACGCCGCCCTTCTGCACCTCCAGAGAGGCGGTAATCAACTTGTTGGTACACACCACTTCAGGTGTATCCAGCGTGATACGGCTCTCAGCTTTCACCTGTACCACCGGAACGGTCGCGGTCAGCGATTCCGATGCGGTGATGGTTGCCGTTTTGATGCCGGTCGCCGTCAGCGCACCGTTACCGGGCTCGTATTCGATAACCGCCCCATCAGGAAACGAGACGTGGAGCGCGTCAGGCGACTCAGACGGCGCCGGATGGTCGTCAGAGAAAATGCCTGGCAACACGAAGGCGGTATCCAGCTCACCGCCGATAGCCAGCAGCAAGACTTGTTCACCCTCGGACGGTGCCCACCAGACGCGCGAGCGGCCTGCGCGGCAGGTCAGCCAGTTCAGCCAGGTGGTTTTCATCCCCCCGGACTGGACGCGGCAGAGCCCTCGTTTGAGGTCGACATCGGTCACAACACCGAGACGAATAAGATTGCGGATCGCGCGAGCGATGCCGTGCATGGAAATTAGCGTATTCATAAGAAGAGAATGCCGCTCAGGGCGCTCGGCAGCAACGAGGCGGGGTTTTATGCGGGATGAAACAACAAGCAGGGGTGCCGTCTGGCCAGCCGACAGGGCTGCGGACTGGCCATCAGCACGGGAACGTCAGGCCTCCCACCGGCTGACCAGTTCACCGTTGACGTATAACTCCATTGGACGCGTGACGGGTTCTGGCAGCGGTGGCTCCGGAGAATAGGTGGCAAGCAAGGTCCCTTCATTCTCGGACACCAGAATCCGCTCGGTTAACTGCAGGCTGAAGCTGATATCTGAGGTTTCATCGTCATTTAAGACAACCTGAAAGAGATATCCCTTTTTTCGTCCCTCATCGAGGGTAAAAATATCCGGCTGGTTTTCCCGAAGCCAGGCCAGCACCGGGACGAAAATCCCCTCGCTGTCACCGGAAAAACCGCTGACGTTCGCCTTCAGTTCATATTGTTTTTCGAACGAGAGCGAGGCCGCCAGACGCGCATCGATGTTACCGCTCCCGACGGACATCTGTAAGCGCTCCGGGTTTGCGCGCAGTTGTGGAACAGCGTCAATTAATGCCTGACGCAGGCTCTTGAGTTTGTGCATCGAGTTTATCCTGACAGTCTTTAATGGTTTCAACCTGCAAGGCGCAGGCGATAAGGGCGTGCTCAAGCCTGCGAATATCGGCACTCAGATCGCCGTTTGTGACAGGCTCACTTGCCGGCATCGGGCAGGTGCTCACCTTTGGGCAAGCGTTGTAAACAATGTGCGGCGGAGGCGCAGGCGGCGCGGGTGTGCAACCTGCGGACAACATCAGGCAGCTGAGCGTGATACCAGCGGCGTAGTGCTTCATTTTCATTCATCAATCTCCCGATAGCCGCTTCGCGCCTTGCCATCTCCTCAGCGGTAACCGCAAGCGCATCACGGAGCCTGACCTGCGCGTTTTCATTTTCTCTGGCCATCCGTTGCGATACGGCCAGCTGATGGTTCAGCGCGTTAATCGTGTTTTTTTGTTCAGTGGCGATCTGGTTGGCTTTGGCAAAGGCGCGGGACAGGTTCTGATTGTCATGACGAAACCACAGGGTAATGGCCATCAGCACAGCCAGCATCAGCAAGAGAGTTCTCATCCCGCCCCCTTCATGCACCAGGCCTTTTCACGGGCCCGACGGTTTTCAAGCCCCGCGTTCTTCTTCCCGTTGACATACACCCAGCGGGTCAACTGATCGCAGGCCTGCGGCCACTGTTTGTGATGAATAAACGCCACCAGCGTCGAACGGCAGGCGGCACCGGTTCCCACGTTAAAGGCAAAACTGACCAGCGCGTCATAGACACGGGGTGGCATCTCCACCGGCGCGCATGCGGCAAGCCGTTTCTCAACATTCAGAACGTCGGCGATCAGGTTCGCCGCCGCGTCACGCTCGGTGATCGCCTGCGTCGGTACAACGCCTGCCGTATGGCCAATGCCTGACGTCCATACGCCCGCGCTACAGCGGTAGGGCGAAAGACGGCAGCCTTCGAGATCGGCAATTAACGCCAGCCCTTCAGGCGAGGTGTGCAGTAATCGAAAGTCAGGCATGAGCACCGCCAGGGCAAGGACGCTGGCGACGCTGCAACGCTTAATGATTGAGTTCACGAATACTCTTCTTATCGAGGCCCAGAGAGTTGAGATAGCGCCAGGTTTTTCGCTTAAACCAGTAATTCGTCAGCGCGGTAAAGATGGCGCAGAGGCTTCCCACGTACAGCGCCACTTTTTCAGGAGACATCGCCCCGAACCAGGCCAGCGCCACGGCCAGCCAGTAGGCAATAAACGTGGTGACTTTCTCCAGACTCAGTCCCATAGGTTCACGGATTCTTTTCTGGGTGCGCTATCAACCTCTGGCATGTCTACTGCCGTGCCATGGGGTAAGACAACGCCCCACTCAGCAAGGCCAGGATTGGCTTTCAAAACGGGTTCGACTACGCCTGCCGTGCGCCCGTAATAACGCGCACAGATGGCATCAAGCGTATCTCCCTGCATTGCATAGATCTTCATCAGACACTCCAACATCCGGATTTCCAGGTACTGTAGAGTTTCCAGAGCCAGCGCCCTTTCCGCTACCGCAGGCGGATGGACAATCGCGGGCACAACAGGCTGTCCGCGTACGACAGAACGCGGCTCAAATCTGAATGAAGGTTGTTGCCGGGGAAAGGGCAGACGCTAGCGCCAGCTCTCGTCTTCCCAGACTTCCCGAAGAATGTTGTCTAACGCTTCGCGCTCGGCCTCGCCGTTGATGCCCAGCAGCTCGACGCCCGTCATGGAGCCTTCTTTCACCGTCACCCGCGTTGACGGGAACAGCGGCCTTATCCTGCGGGTGAGTTCGCACTGGAAGGCTTCCACCACCGACGGACCAATGTGCTGATCTTTATCGAGGGTGATATTTACCCGCACATGGCTCTCTTTTTTGATTCGTTCCGGAACAGGCGATGCCGAGAAAACAACGGTAAACGCGTTGTTTTTGATTAAATTCCCTCTCGCTATCTCAGCAATAAGATTCAGGGCAATTTCACGATCTCTCTCCTGACATGTTCCTTCTGTCGTCAGTCGCGCAATCATCTCGACTCGTTCAATCATGACTTGCTCATTCAACTCTCTGTCCACACAACCTCCACCACGAGATACTGTATA